CCTGAACTTTGTGCTAGGCTTGAAAACGATACTAATTCAGCATCGGTGAACAATTTTGTTCGATTAAAAGCCATAGGACCAGTAGCCTGCCCAGCCCACAATGTGTGCTTTTGGGCAAATTTATGACCATTAAGAACTGAGGGTGTAACCGTTGAGCCCACAGGCAATGCATCCAAGGCATCTGGATCTGGCATAAACCACAAAGTGCCGGCAGTAACACTGCTTACACTTGGAAGAAAATGGAATCGTGCTGATTTAATTATGTATCTCTCAAAATTCTGAAAATCTTGAAACATCATCTGACCAGCAAACAACTCCTTAGCCAGCAACAAAGAGAGAATAACGCCACCATTTATATAAGTACTGCTGCCAACAGCACCATTGCCACCAATTGCACCAACCGAGAAAAGAGCTTTAACTCTTCGTTTTCCCATAGGAGCGGCAACAGTCTTATAATATGGTTTAATTGCATATGTATTTTGCAATTGTGTAGGCATTAACCCAGAAACAATCCCTTCAGAGCCTTTACCAGCATTCTGCTTAGGGTTATGTTTCTTTTCCGGTATTTTTTGCCGATGACTGGCTTTAAAGCCTTTCAGGTCATCAGTATTGGTGTGGCTACCAGCATTGCCACTCAATTTCTCATTGTGAAATTGGTCTGTCTTCCGGACAGCACCAAGCCTCTGGGGTGGTTTTGGATACGATAACTTTTCACCATTACGGCGACCAAGTTTGGACATCGCAAACATTCCTACACCAACTCCCCAAGCCTTTAATTTACCACCAAGTGTTTTCATTTTTGGAATAGCTTTGAAAGCACGATCACTCAAAATTGCATCTGCCTCACCCTTGTTTTTAGGGTGCTTATGGTAGTGCCAATCATGATCACGTGCAGCTTCATCCAACGCATCAACTGGTTTTGCATTCCAGTTTTTGTCCCCAAGTTTGATGGCACCAGTATGACCTGGTCCAACATAATTACCATGAAGACGAAAATGAGGCGTGAAATCACTAAGATCAGCCAAATCATCAGTATTGGTATAAGAGCCTTTCGAACCATTGAGTGTTTGACACTTCAAGGCTTCAGTATCTCTCCTCTGCCAATCTTTCACAAGAGCGAGTGCAGCCCTTACAATTGAGACACACACATCATTGGTGCAAGGAGATGGTTTATCTCGATCACCTGTGTGAATCATGCAAGCGACCCACTGCATTGTTTCAAAAACATCAGGATATTCTTCCAAGAGTTTCATGGGAAACCAACGCATTGTTGATACCATCTTCTCTCGAAGATTCTGCATGTTTAGGTCGTACACATCCACAGGAAGTAAAAGCATACCGTTGGGAACGGTCACTGTAAACAACACTTGATGGAAAGTGCACACCTTTTGCATTGAAATAAATACATCTTTTGAGATGGGGGTTTTGGGGAGCATAAAAGACGATGTGACTGGGTCATGCGCAAACAAGAATTGATGCGTAAATGATACAGTACTCATAGCTTTTTAAATTGGCTGCGCGCATTTAAGCCTTCACCCTGCTCCTGCAGCTTCAAGACCATGATAGAGCGCAAATAATTCATCATTGCTCTTATACAGGTTAAAAATTTGCTGCATGGGAATATCATTAATAGTTCCCACCAATTCATTCGCGTGATAGCGAATAAGATAGTTTAGGTAATCTTCTATGGTATTTCTCACTGGGATGTTTGCCCAGGAGTCATTTCGCAGAGCACAAGCTCTTAAAAAATGCCATCGAATATCACCTTCACCACTACCCCACTTCAAAGATGCATAAATACGATCAGAGTCTGGGGAGGGAAGCCAGTAATCACCATGTCGAACAAACGACTGAGACAAAAACTGACACTCCTCCAATTTCCGAGGTTTCCACGCAGCCTCTGACGGAACTTTTGTTTTGATACCAATACCGCCCCATATACGAGCGAGCTCTACAGGATTATACCACTCTGCAGCTTCATCAGAAACTGTAAAAGTGTTGTCATCACCATTAAGTGCTCCCTCGACATTGGCCATAAAGTCGTTATACTCAGCTTGACGCCCTATTTCACGGCATCGAATGATCCATGCGTATGCTAGCAAACGAAACAATATCATAGTGTTATCAACGATGGTATTCGCACACCCACTGGGATTTCCAGTGTGCTTACGAATCAACTCACCATTTTCCAAAACAATCACACTATGTATGATATCATCATAAAGGTTCCAAAAACGCTTTCGGTTTTCATATGTACGATATTTCCTATCAAGAAAATCCCAGCGAATATCACGTTGTCCTTCAAGGAGCATGACACTCAAACTGGCGTCGTAATCACTTTCATCACATTCAAAAGCTTTTTTGAATCGATCCAAACGACGGTACAATGTGTCCCAACCTAACAAATATTTAGACGCTCCAACAAAACTCCAAGTCTTGTTGTTTGATTCATAAAATCGATAGTTCATTTCGAAACAAAATCGATTGAGTGCTAATGAATGTTCAGTCGGCGCTGCAGTAAAGGTACGAATCTTGCCTTGAGCAAGTTTTTCCACTTCCCGCAGTTCTCTTTTTTGAGAACACGTAAAAATTGGTCTCATCTTGCGATCATCACTCGCCAAATCATCCCAAAAACCATCCAGCATTTCTCGAATTCCAGAGTCAATGAAAGCCCCCTTGTTAGGGAACAGCTTAGAATGAGGAAAACCAGCTGAGGTGGTGCGATCCGCTAATGGTATCACATCATCCCAATCCAGCATCCATGATCCTCGCATATAGGGGCCAAAGTGCTTCTTTGTCCACTCACCACTCAAAATGAAAGCCTCCATGTCAAATTCAGGCTGTTTACGATTATATTTCGCAATAGATCTCAAACCAGTTTCACGAACTGGTCGAGTCATACGATATCCATCGCAATTCAGCCCTTTATCCGCC